GGCGGCAATCTTGGCTGCGCCGACGGTTGTGAGTACGGCTTTATATTTTTGCGCCATGGCATTAGCTCCCTTCGTCGGGATAAACAGTGATAATGTCGCCGTCGTATACGGCGGCACCGGTATAGGCATAACCCGCTACGTCTTGAATAATGGTCAGCCCTATCAAGTGACGGCTGACCGGCTTGGCATCAGCAATCAGGCGTTCCATTTCCTGATACATCGCCTCATCTATACCGCTTTCCAACACGCCGATATCCAGCCGGAATGTGCCTGCAGGGTCATTATTTTCCCACCACTCACTGACGTTAATCAGGTATCCCAGCGGTTCAACCACGCGACGAATAGCGCTAATCGTGCCCTTTCGGCTATGGATATAAAACGCATCAGCCACCACCTGCCGCTTGGTTTCCTCCGGCCAATGCTCATCCCAACGGTCAACCGAACGGGACCACGCCAGATAAGATAAAAACGCAATGGGGCAGGTTTCAGGGTTCCATAAGTCACGCAGCGGCACCTGCAGATCGTTAATCCCTTTGCAGGTTTGCGCCAACCGGCGTTCTAGTGCAGAGGCAGACGATGGCAACAGGCTAGGCTCACTCATCAGATCCCCCAATCGCTACGCGCCAGTCGGTGCAATACGCCGCCTGAGTTTCATCTAGGATCACGTCCTGTTTGGGTTCAGTGAGTTCGACACGCTGCACGCCCTCAACATGTAGCGCAGCGTGCAAGGCTGATATGCGGATGTCTCGCCCCAGTCGTCGCTGGGTACTGATGTAGTTTTTCAGGCTGTTTTTGGCCGCAGCCAGAATGGGTTCAGACTCCGGCCCCTGATAGACATACAACACCGCGTTGATGGTGTAAGACACAATCCGCGCTGACTGCACGGTTAGGCGATCCGCCACGGGACGCACGTTCTCATCATTCAGGGCATTTCTGACCGCTGCCAATAATTCGGCATCGGCTTGACCATCTCCCGCGCGTGCTAACACGGTGACCACCACCTGCGCAGGTTCGGGACTAATCGCGCTCACATCGGCCACCCGCCCGTCCGCACTCAAGGCGACTGATAAGACGCCGATGGCCCCGCAACGGATAGCCCTTCAAAAGCGGCAGGAATACGGGCGCGCAAATCGGTATCGGACTCCATCACCGCATCCACAGGTGGAATGGTGTCCGCGTCAGCAGGTGTCACCACCAAGCGAGTCACATCGTTGTTGGCGGCAAGCTGGTCCAAATCACTGCTGAGCGCATACGCCACCATGATCGCCTGCGCGGCCTCGTTGACTCGCTGGCGCAGCAGTAATTCACGGTAAGCATTTTCCTGCAGCAGCTTAACAATGGGTTCAGATTCCAGCTGCAGTGTGCGACGCACGGCGTCCTGTTCGTCAGCGGGATACAACGAAACCAGAAAGTTTTTGCGCTCAGTCAGCAAGGTTTCAAAATCCAACGCCTCAACCACATTAGGAGCTGGCAGTTGTGACAAATCAACGGACGCCATCAGGAATGTTCTCCCAGTGAAATAGACAAACTGGCGGGACTGCCATCGGTTCGCACACCGGATAATTCAACGGTCATGACGCCATTCATTTCCGTATTAATTTGGATGCGCTGCAGCTTAATGCGCGGCTCCCAGCGGCTAATGGCGGTATAACTTGCCGCCATCACCTGCAACTTGACCGCATCGTTTTGCGGCCAGTCGATGAGCTCTGGCAATAACGAGCCATATTCACGACGCGCAAGACGAGAACCCACAGGGGTCACCAAAATATCCCGCACGGATTGCCGTATATGCTCAAGCTCGGTAATGCGTTTGCCGGTTAGTTGATTCATACCCAGATATTTCATTTCACTGGCCCCCCAGAGGTATCCCCACCTGACTTCACGCCGGTATGTTTATGCGCATCGACCACCACACCATTGGACGAAAGCTTGCCGCCGCTGTGAGTAATATCTCCGTTCATGGTACCGCCTTGAGTGACGGACATTTGCGGTGTTTCTAGCAAGGTGGCGCAACGCACTTTTGGCGTATCAAAAAAGACTTCTTCTGACGCGACCAGCACCAGCTGCTTGATACCGCTTATCAATAATTTGCTGCTCTCAGGGTCATATTCGAAATGGGCACCATCAGGGAACGTCACCACCAACGCATTTTCAGATTGGGACGGCGGCGGGTTTTCGTCGGAATAGATAGCAGGCAGCGCAAAGGCAGTGGTGAGTTCGCCCCCAATGGCAAGCAATAGCACCTGCTCCCCGATTGAGGGTTTCCACCATGTGCGTGCAGCTCCCGCACGCATTGTCAGCCACGGTATCCAGCCAGTTTGGTTTTCTCCGGTAGCCACACGGCACAGCCATTTCTCCGCATCAACGTCAATAATGCAGCCAGTGCGGATCATGTTGCGTAGTAGGCGTAGGAGTTCGGTGAGTTCTGTAGTCATATAGACATTATCTATAGACTCAGAATCTAAAGTTACTCATACTCAATGTATAATCCTTCACACAATGAATAAATATCTCTAAGGTTAAAAATGCTGACCAATGAAGAAATAAAACAAATATTAAAGAGAGTACTTTTCCCCAACTTCACCAATAAACTAACATGGCTTATAACCCTTAGTGGCATATCTATAATATCGGCACCAACGCCATGGGGATACGCCTGCATAGTTTGGGCAATTAAGACCTTCAACATTAATTATGGCGATAAATTTACCATTTCTGATTTTTATGATGCAGCCCCAGATACAAACACTGGATTTTATTTAATTCTAATTGCGGTCATTCACAATATTACATATAGATTAATATGTGCGTATGAAAAATTCTCAACAGATAGAACTCACCAAGAAAAAAAGAAAAATGAAATTGCCTGTGATATAAAAACACTTTCTGAGTTAAAAAAAGATCTAACATCTAAGCCTGCATTCATTAGCTTTTTAAAAGAGCATAACTTTGGTACAACATTTAATTACTCCGAGGTAGAAAACTTAGAGGTATTTTTAAAAAAATGGGAAGGAAATAATTACATGTTTATTGATAAACCTCTCGAAAATGAAAGAAAAAGACTAATATCAGCCTTGAATAAGCTATATCTTATTATCATAAATAATATTGACTCGATTAACACTCAAGGAACAAGATCAACAATCCTTCCTCATCATGAAAAAGCAAGTGGGTATTACAGCAAGACTACTCACGACTTAATAGAGTCGGCTAACGCTGCTAGTTCAGAATGTTATGAAAGTTACCAAAATATAATTAAACTAGGGAAGTTAGAGCTAGCCAACTGATACTATAAAATTATATATGAATAACCATTGGTTATTTTAGCCACCGACACCTCATAATCGACCTGCACACTCAACACGCTTCATGCAGGTCATATTGGTTGGTAAGCCAGTTTTAATACCCTAGTGCATATGGGGCAAACTCCTGTATACATCAATAATATATAGTAAGATTTACACTCCATTTAATTACAATAGATACTAAGTTAGAAATATAAACTAAAACTCAAATAAAAGTTCTAAAAATATTTTTGGAATATCTTTATCGCTAGCCATATTTATCCCCAACAACTCCCGCTGCGGATACTTCACCACCGGCCCGCGCTTCCCAAGCTTTTCACGCAGGCCGTATTGGTGAGTTGCGGCGATCCGTTCAATGCGGCTATTGCTAAAACTCACTTCCGCCATATCGGGTGTGGCTTTAGTTTTCAAATAACGCGCCGTGCGGATTTTGCGAAACATCTTGCGCTTAACGCGCCCTTTTTTGTCACGCTTTTGCGGCTTACGTGCCTCATAGGGTGAACCGTCGGGGTTAAGCTGCTGTTGTATACGCTTTTGTTGAGACTGGCGCAACTTTCGCGCCCATTGCTGGGTCAGCTTGCGGCGCTGTGCGGGAGTGAATTTCTCCAGCAGCCCCACCATCCAGTCTTCTAATTGAATAAAATCACTCATTTCCAGCCCCACTCGTCAGGATCTGCGGGGTTTGGTTCACTGACGGCCTCGACGACCATTTGGCCGCTTTCCTCTTTGATGATCACCCGCTCGGTCAGTTTGAGATCAATACTGATGTCACTGGTTGTGTTATTGAGAATATCCGCCTCAAAGGTAAAACCCTCTTCACGGCGTTCTGGGTTAGCCAAAATATCCGGCTGATTCTGGGTTAACCATCCCAATATCGGGGCCATCAGCAGGTTTTGGTCACCGGCAAAGTTCATAACAATGACGTTCAGCGTATAGCGATATTCAAACGACAACGACGTGGCCAACGTTGAAACAACGCTGCCGCTATCAATAAAAATACTCAGGCACTCAGGATTATTCGCAATAAACGGCACTGACTTATTCAGCGTCTGCCGTAAAGACTCAGGCTTTTTCATGGTGGTTTTCCTGACAGTCCACAATCATATCAACCTTAGCGGCACAGACAGCCCAAGCAGCCTCTGCAGCATCACCATCGTCACGCAAATCACCGTTAGTCTTTGGCGCTCTGGCGGGTAGCTGGCAGCGCGTCACTGTCGGACAGGTAAGCGTGATAACCTGCGGCCCCGACAATGGCGGGTCGCTGTTGCAACCGGCTAATGTCAGCAGGCAAAGGAGTGTCAGCCCAGCTTTTAAGTTCCGCATTTTCATTGATGAGTTCCTTAATCCGCTTGTCTTTGGTTGTCAGTGCGGCGCTCAATGCCTCGGCCTGTTGCTGCAACCTTACCTGATAGCGATCATTAGCTTGCGCCATCACGTTGATGGCCATCAGTTGATTGTTTTTATCTGCCACGCTTTGCTGTGCCTGTTTGAGATCTTTTCCCTGCTGGCTGACCGTATTGTGCGCCCTATCCAGCCGCCACGATTGGAACAGCAACGCGCCCAGCAATACCGACGCAATCACCATCAGTACGCGCATCACCTGACTCCTTTCATACAGTGCGCCAGCTCCCGCGCGCGGCGGTTCTCTAGCCCTTTATTTTTAACCCCGTTAACGTAGACCCAGCGCGGTAACTGCGAACAGGCGTGCCGCCAGTCTCGTCCGTTAATGAAATACGCCAGCGTTGAACGACACGCGGCTGCGGTGCCAACGTTAAAGCCAAAACTCACTACTGCGTCATAGACCGGCTGGGGCATGTTGACCGCCATGCAACGGTCAATCGCCCTTTCAGTTTTGGCAACGTCAGCCACCAGATTTTCCGCCGCCTGCCGCTCGGTGATCGCACTCTTTTCGGTCACACCCGCCGTGTGTCCAATGCCATTGGTCCAGACACCGGCGCTGCACTGGTAAGGCGTCAGGCGGCACCCTTCAAAATCGGCAATCAATCGCAAACCATCGTCTGACACCTTTAAATTCTGGGAGCCAGATACCAAAGCAACCAGTGCCAGAATGGCTCCCACGGCGCAGCGTTTAACGGTTGAGCTGTTCATAAATATCCTTACTCAGTGCGTCGGTCTTATCTTTGAAAAGCTGAAAGGTTTTGCGCCGGTAGTACCAATTGACAAAGAAGGTGCCAAACCCCAACACCGTACCGGACAGAAAGGCTACCTCCTGCACATTCAGCCCGCCGAGCCATGCCAAAAACACCGCGAGGCAATAGGAAATAAACGTGGTGATTTTTTCCATCTGTTAGTCCCATAGCTGCACGGTTTGCGTCGTCGGCACGGACACCACATCCGGCAGTTCGATCTCCATCCCGTGGGGTAAAAAAGGCCCGACCTCGGCAAGTTGCGGATTTGCAGCCAGTACAATTTCCGTCATGCCCTGTGTGCGCCCGTAGTACCGCCAACACACCGCATCCACCGTGTCGTATTGCATGGCTCGCACGCGCATTAGATAAGCTCCACCGTGATGTGGGCCTTACCCTGCAGGCGCTGGACCGCCCACTGAGCATCTCGCCAAAGCTCATCGACGCTAGACACCATGTCTTCGGCGCGTTTACTGCCTGATTTAGTGGTGTCAATATCGGGATAACGCTCGGTTAAATTGGCCTTGGTGCGGCAATACACTGCGCGCCGATACCAGTAAGTAAGTTCACTAAATCCGCCAATGGTCGCCGCGGGTACATCCACCAAATTGGCAAAACCCAATTGCTGCTGGCGTTCTTTGTATAAAGCCAGCTCGGCGTTGGTTTCACACATGGCAGACAGTGCCGCTTCTTTCAGCCGCTCATTAGTCACGACACCGTCAGTGCGCATGGCTAACCGGTAATGCTCCAGATCGACATCCGGCCAAAACGGGGTATTGGTGATAATCCCCGCCTTATCATCTGGCTTTTCCGGTGAAACAAAATCCATGCTGTTATCCTCTGAATGGGTAGGCGGTGGACGGGATTTTGATGAGGCTATCGCCTGTCGCCATCCCGTGCCGCCTCGCGCGTGGGCACGTTCGGTTATCCGTTGTTGGCTTGGCGGGTAATCCGCTCCAGTTGTTCCATATCCTTTTTCACGCCACAGTTCTTATCGAACAGGAACGCCTGACTGATATGGTGATAAGCCAACACCGGCTGATTGTTGTCGCGTAGGCCATAGGCCAGAATTTTGTGAAGTTTGGCGCGGACTTGGTCGGGCATATCATGCACGTCTGTGATTTCCAGCGTGCGCTGGATAAGTGCCACGTCCACCGGCTGCTTGGCGGCGTAGTTTTTTGTCATGGCGTCAGCGATTTCTTCGGCCACGGCGCACGCCGTTTGTCGGTTATAGAGCGATGGCATCACCAAACCGTGTTTAAGGGCATATTCGGCAATGTCTAATGCGCCACTAAAATCACCGGCATCCACCCGCCAGATCATGACGTTCATTAGCACATCATCCTGCGCCCCTTTTCCGCTCTTCAACGCGCCCGCTACCCAAGGTTGGTAGTAGGGTAAAAGTTCGCGTTTAATTTCGGCCTTGCGCATGGTGGACTGCACCCGTTTTAACTGGCGCTTGTCCTCTTCGAGTTTGAGCAACATCTGGTTATAGGCTGATAAATTGCGGAGCGTGGAGCCGCCCAACTGGGCGGACTCCTCAGCCTGAACGCGCATCACATGTCGCCGTGCAGGACTCAACATGATTTACGCCTTCTTGCCGTCAGACTTTGCGGCTTTGTCGGTTGGGGTTGGTTCTTCCTGTTGACTTTCCGCTGGCTGGGAAGCCGCTTCCTGAACAGCGCCACCGGCCACCCCGTCGGCTTTATCACTGCCCAACTTTTCCGCCAGCAGCATGATGGCATCAGCCAACTTTGCGGAATCAACGCCCTCGACGCTTTGAATATCGGCAGACATCATTGCGGCGCTGGGTGCTGGCGCTTCCACCGGCCCCATCACGATATTTTCAATCAGCGCCACGCAGCCGTAATCCTCGACCACATAGGCTTCGTTGACCGATTCAAGGTTTTCGATGCGGTCACGTTTTGGATTATCAATCACCGAGCGGCGGCGGGTGTCTTCTTGCCAGTAGATAGACAGGTTATCCAGTCGGGTGATCATCAACGCATTCGGCGGGAAGTACGGCGCACGTACCGCTTGCAGTCCGCCCATGCGTTTCTGGCTAATGATCATATCCGCGGCTAGCGCTTCACTGTTTTCCTGCTCTTTGTTGACAAGCGGGAAATACTTGTCAGCAAGTAGAGCACGGCCACAAATCACCACCAGACCATCATCATCCTGATAAACCGGATCAATAATCTCATCAACGGCGTTCATCACCAGCGCGTCAAGGTTGGCATAGGCGCCACCTTTACCCACATTAATGACATTCTTCACGCTGCCATCTTCGCCCGTCACGCCCGCCATGACGTGCGCCGGTGCGTCTTTGCGGATCTTTTCCAGCCAACCCACGTTCACATCTTGCAGCATGGTGTTTACCGCACGATTAGAGGTTTTTTCGCGCTTCAAGCCGTTAAACCCGATCATGATGCGGTCCAGTGCCTGACGCTTGATAATGGCGTTACGGATGCGCAGCTGGAAGTCTTGGAACTTAGCCCACATGTCCAATTTAGGGTAAGTCAGCGCGGTGTCGAAATTGGTCTGCTCACACTTGTACTCAATATCACTGAACGCCGTCGGGTCGGTGGGTTCGCGCTCTTTGTCTGCGGTATTGGTGGTGCCTGCAATGGTGGTCCCGACGCCCAGACCGAGCAGCTGGCCCGATTGTTCCGGCACAGGGACAACATTGACCAAAGTCAGGAAAGCGGCGGACTGCTGGATCTCATCTTCCAGCGTCTGGTTCACCGTCGGCTCTACGGTGAACTTGGCGGACAGATCGTCCATTGCCACACCGTTGAGTTCCGCCAATCGGCTTAGAAAGGCGTTAAAAGCAAAGCGGGTATTCTTTTTCATGCAGATGTTGCTCCGTTAGCAGTTAGTTTGTTCTGACGCGGAATGACTGCCACCGGCAGAGAATGGACGGCGATTTTGATTGCCGTCTTCGGTACTCAGGCGCGTGGTCAGGTCGCCCAACTTCTGGCCGTACTCCGCCAGCCGTTCTTCCAGTTCGCCCACTTTGGCAACCTCTGCGGATAACGTGGCGACCTGCTCCGCAGTTCCCTGCGTTTCCTTCGCGCACAGCTCTACCGCCTTATGCACGTTGTTAAAGCGGGCTTCATCGCTCACCTGCTTTTTGCTAAAGATGTCCATAACGCGGTTGAAGATGTTGGGTTTTTCCCCCACCTCTTCGAACTCAATCACGGTTTCTTCTGCCACGGTGAACAGGTTATGCGGGTTGGCTTTACGCTGGGCCAGCGTGCTTTCACCGCTGGCGCTAAAGCTCAGACGCTGGGTGCCAAGACTGGCGGGATCGTCAGTGACGGCAAGGCCGACCAAGTAAGCAAATCCAAAGTCTGAAAATTCGGGGTCAACCTCCATCGAGGTGTAAACCTTTTGGCTTTTCTTATTGAGTGCGACCAGCTCCGGCGTGGGTTCGATTTCGGCATACAGCGCCATGCGCCCAGCCAGCGCACCGTCTTCAATCTCTTCGGCAAAAAGTCCGGTTACATCGCCATAACGGCCAAATGAGCCATCGGGGGAATAGGATTTGATGTGCTCAACGTTAACCCGTGCGCCATAGACGTCTGGGTCATAGTTTTCCGCCATCTGGGTCAGCCATTCGCGCTGGATTTTGCGGCCGTCAGTGGTCGCCCCTTCCACCCCGACGCGAAAACGCTTTGATTTTGTTGCCATCTGTCAGGCTCCATTCTTGTGAACGTATTAGAGCCACTATGTTTGCGGTGATGGGGGTATGGAGACAACGCGGGGGAATTGTGGGGACGCTGGCACAATCAGCGGCAGCGGTGCAGGCGTGATTGGGTCGGTAATCTGGCCGCATGAATACAACAACGGTAAATACTGACCTCGATCCCCGCCGTCAGGCTATGTTCCTGTACTTTCAGGGGTTACGCATCGCCCGCATTGCTGAAATGCTGGGAGAGAAGCCTGCAACCGTACACAGTTGGAAAAAGCGTGACAAGTGGGGCGACATTGGACCGCTGGATCAGATGCAGCTGACTACCACCGCACGCTATTGCCAGCTCGTTATGAAGGAGCACAAAGAAGGGAAAGACTTTAAAGAAATTGACCTGCTGGCGCGCCAGTCTGAGCGCCACGCCCGCATCGGTAAATATAATAACGGCGGCAATGAAGCCGATCTGAATCCCAAAATCCGTAGCCGAAACAGCGGCGAACGCAAGCAGCCTGAAAAGAACGCGTTCACTGATGAGCAGTTGGAAAAGCTGCAGCAAATATTCCATGAAACGCTGTTTGATTACCAAAAGCACTGGTATCAAGCAGGTATCGATCCCGATATTCGTATTCGTAACCTGCTCAAATCGCGCCAAATTGGAGCTACATACTACTTTGCCCGTGAAGCGTTACTGGATGCGCTGACCACGGGCCGCAATCAGATTTTCTTGTCAGCCAGTAAAGCGCAGGCGCACGTTTTTAAGCAGTACATTATCGAATTTGCCCAAGAAGTGGACGTGGAATTGAAAGGTGATCCCATGACGCTGGGCAATGGGGCCTGCCTGTATTTTCTCGGTACTAATGCTCGCACCGCGCAGAGTTACCACGGTAATCTATATCTGGATGAGTATTTTTGGATACCGAAATTCCAAGAGCTACGCAAAGTGGCATCGGGCATGGCGTTGCATAAGAAATGGCGTCAGACCTATTTCTCTACCCCTTCCAGCCTCACTCACAGCGCTTACCCGTTTTGGTCAGGTGCTTTATATAACCGTGGGCGCGCAAAAGCGGACCGCGTAGACATTGACCTGACCCACAACCATCTGGCGCGCGGCGTTCTCTGCCCTGATGGCCAATATCGTCAGATTGTCACCGTAGAAGATGCGGTAAATGGCGGTTGTAACCTGTTCGACCTCGACCAGTTGCGCCTTGAATACAGCCCACCAGAATATCAAAACCTGTTGATGTGCGACTTTATCGACGATCTGGCCTCGGTGTTTCCGCTGGCCGATCTGCAGGCGTGTATGGTGGACAGTTGGGAAGTGTGGGACGACGTGCAGCCGCTGGCGATCCGGCCCTTCGGTTATAACCCCGTATGGATTGGCTATGACCCTGCCAAGGGAACGGCCAACGGTGATAGCGCCGGTTGCGTCGTTGTGGCTCCGCCACCTGTTGCCGGTGGCAAGTTCCGCATTCTGGAGCGCTTTCAATGGCGCGGCATGGACTTCCGCGCACAGGCTGAATCTATCCGCCAACTGACGGAAATCTACAACGTGACCTATATCGGCATTGACTCCACCGGTATCGGTCACGGGGTCTATGAAAACGTGAAAGCGTTTTTCCCTGCCGCGCGGGAATTTGTCTACAACCCGAATGTAAAAAATGAACTGGTTCTGAAAGCCTACGACGTGATCAGCCACCGCCGTCTGGAATTCGACGCCGGACACACCGACATAGCCCAATCGTTTATGGCGATCCGTAAATCTGTCACCGCCAGCGGCAACCGCCCGACCTATGAAGCCAGTCGCAGTGAAGAAGCCAGCCACGCCGATCTGGCGTGGGCCACCATGCATGCCTTACACCATGAACCGCTGGAAGGCATGACCGCTACTAATACCAATATCGTGGAGATTTTCTAATTCATGAGCCGTAAGCATAAAATCAAAACCCAGCCAGTGGTCACTGCCACCCAGCAAGCACCGGCAGCAGAAGCCTTCACTTTTGGCGACCCGATCCCCGTACTGGACCGCCGCGAATTATTGGATTATCTGGAATGCTCCCGCGTCGAACAATGGTACGAACCGCCGATTAGTCTGGATGGACTGGCGCGCACGTTCCGCGCCGCCACACATCACAGCTCGGCCATTTACGTAAAACGTAATATTCTGACCAGCACTTTCATTCCGCATAAGTTGCTTAGCCAGCAGGCATTTAGCCGCTTTGCGCTGGATTATCTGGTGTTCGGCAACGCCTATCTGGAAAAACGGAAAAATCGACTCGGTGACACGCTTTCGCTAGAGCCTACGCTGGCAAAATACATGCGCCGAGGTGTCGATCTCGATACTTACTGGTTTGCCCAATATGGCTTTAACACCCAGCCGTACCCGTTTGAAACCGGCTCTGTATTTCATCTGTTCGAACCCGACCTAAACCAAGAGCTTTACGGCCTACCCGAATATCTGGCAGCTATCCCGTCTGCGCTGCTCAATGAGTCCGCCACCCTATTTCGCCGCAAGTATTACCTGAATGGTAGCCACGCTGGCTTCATCATGTACATGAGCGACCCCGCGCAAAACCAATCTGATGTAGACAATATCCGTACAGCATTAAAGCAGTCGAAAGGACCCGGCAATTTTCGTAATTTGTTTATGTATTCGCCCAGCGGGAAAAAAGACGGCATTCAAATCATTCCACTCAGTGAAGTGGCCGCAAAAGATGAATTCCTAAACATCAAGAACGTCAGCCGTGACGACATGCTGGCTGCACACCGCGTTCCACCGCAAATGATGGGGATTATCCCCAACAACACCGGCGGATTTGGTGACGTTGAGAAAGCCAGTAAGGTATTTGTACGCAATGAGTTGATACCGCTGCAACGGCAGATGCTGGAACTGAATTCGTGGGTTGAGGAAGAGGTTGTGAGGTTTGAGGATTATCGGTTGGATGTTGAGGGTAAATAAGTATTCATTATTTAAAATAACTTGTATGTGTTTTAGCTACAAGCCATCTAATTAGATGGCTTGCAGTATAATTATAAACCTTCCAAATAGGAAAGTATTTTATCTGCACACGTAAAAGGTGAGTCTGCTATCTCGCGACCTCTAATCCTCAACGATTTAATTCCTAAAACTTCTAACTCCCGACTAATTCTAGCATCTTTCTCTCGAGACAGTGGGGCAGAATGATGAGCCTCAGAATCACAAAATATAGCTAATTGTTTTTCAGGGAAATAAAAGTCGGCCTCGGTTATCATATCAATATTTCGTCGTGCTTTATTATTTTCCCATAATGTGTGAAAGTGAGGGAATATTGTTCCATCTCGACAAAATATAGTTTGCATTTCTGGATATAAGCCACGAGATGCTAATGCCTGCAATAAAAAAAGTTCAATTGGGGAATCACACCCCCATATTTTCCGCGGCTTATTATTATTAAATTTTTTAAAATATCGTTTCTTTCTATAATCAAAGTAATCTTTGACTACTCTTTTATTTTTGCTTGGCACGTACGGCAATGTTATATCACGATAATCAATTACTGTAGCTAAAGCATATGTATTAAAAACAAACCCAATCATATCAGACTCTAAAGCTTCATCAATAGGCACATCCCCCATAGAAAACAAACCGTAACTAGAAGTGAATGGATTAAAACCGTGATAGACCATTCTTCCTTGATCTAATGCCTCCAAGTCTATATTTTTAATATAATCCACGCCTACAACTTGTGGTTGACCATTTTTTTCCATCGGTTTAATACTAATATTATATGGACGGCCATAAACAATACCATCTTTCTCTTTAAAATCATATGCATTAACGATGACATTGACAAATTGAAATTTTGTTTTTGACTCAAGATATAATCTTATAGATTCTTCAGATGGATTGACTCTTATAATTCCATTATTAGCTGATAAATGTTTTGATTCAACTGGTTGAATCCCATCTAAATCAAAAATATCATACATCAAGAAATCGCCAATCGAACTTTGAATGTCTATTTGGAATGGCTTATCCGTGAAACCTTTATACATTGGTAAATCATATAGTTCTGGTGGTCTATTTTCAATCAATGATGACATATAATACAATTTCCCATCTCAGATTAGTACTACCGCGCAATCATAGCCCCGCCACGCCTGTCCGCTTGATCTATAGCTTTTCATGCAGCTGCCTGAACTCCGCCAGCTCAAGCTAAGCGTGAAGTATTCTTGCATTTTAGATCTTTTTCCACTCATGCAGATCCATGCAAAAACCAATCATTTAGCTACTTAAATCCCAAGTTGTCATAGCAATTCCTAAAACGGAATATCATCTCCTAATGATACAAAATTTATAATCTTCATTGAATTTTCTTTTTGAACTACAAGATCAGATATCGTTGTTTTTAAAGATACATCGTCATTACAGTTAAATATTGTATTACTATTTTCAATAGTCACAGGATAGCCACTAGCTTCATCAATAGAATAACCACATAAAAAGAAACTATAATAAGAATTGCTTGTCTTAAATATCTTAATTAGCTTATCAGTTTCAGTATAAGATGAATAGAGATTAGGATTGTCAATTATCTCATATGATACTGCATCATTAGTCAAATCTGATACCATGGAAAGTACTTCTGAGATATTAGATTCTATTTTTTTCTTTAATTCAGATGTTTCTCTAGCCTCGTTTAGAGAAGCTTGTATTTTTTTAAAAATTTCTTCATTTGAGTTCATGTGATAACCTACAAAATATTGGATAATGGTCAAATGTTTTAAAAAAAGTATCGTCTAAAACCCTGTTTTCATCATCAGAAATTATATTATGAAAATCAAAACTTGTTGGATGAAGTTTTAATTTATCACCTGTAGATAATAAAAAAGATGATGAAAACATCATTTGATCTAAGACAAACCAACGATTATCTTTGGGTGAGCGGAAATGATATGTTCCAACATTATTCATTCTCCCATTTGTTAGCAGTCCCCAAAATGGATTATAGAGTAAAGCTGGTCGCTTTTTAATGATATGATAATCTCTAGTTGCAAATAGTTTTTCATGGATTGCTACAGAATATGGTGGGGTATTATAATCTCCCATGCAGATAACTTGCGATGTGGGTCCATGCTTTTCATATATAGCATCTATTTGATATCTTAATACGCTAGCTATATCATCACGTACTGAGTCCGTTGCGCTAAGCATCGATGGCCAATGAGATAAAAAAAATGTGATGATTTCTTCATTGGAAACATCTTTGAAAACGACTCTAACACCGACTCTCAGATTTTTTCCATTTGGCTGTGTATGAACGATACTCTTATGTTTTATATATTCTAATTTCGAACGCTCATACATTACTGCGATATCAATTATTACTCTCCCGACCACCTCCGAAAGATCAATGTATGACATATGTAATTTATCTGAAATTTCTTTAAAGCAAATTGCTTCATCCTCTGAGACTTCACATATAGCAAAGAAATCTATACTTCTTTGTAAAGAAATTTTTTTAATATAATGTTTAGCAATTTTAATTGCGTCTGATTTATCTTTTTTTTGTTTTTTTATAGGTGGTGATATTCCTATATTCCACCAAGCAAGATTTAATATCATATTTTCCGCCCAAAAAATATCTTAGCAGATTATAAATCTATTTTTAATATTTTCAATAGCAGATGTATTAATTTATTATTGATGCCCTATATTGTACATTATATGCCTGAAAACAACTTCTACTTACTGCATTACAGACAGTTGAGACTTTGAGTTTAACTGCCTGCAATGCATCAGAGTATACTTAATTACATATAATTAGTAGGCTTTACAAAAGCTTTCAAAAAAACCTCCCCATCATTCTCTCAACATTAGTACATAGCACATTCAACTCACTGGTACGGCTATGACACTCTTCGGTGTTCTTGCTCGTCGTATTCATCCAGCTTCACAATCAGTTGCGTGGTCATTTCTGCGATCCAGACCATCGCCAGTTCTTTGTCATCCCCATTGCACTGATTAGCCGTCACCATTCGGGCTATCAGGCCGATGCGCTGCAAGGCCAATGACTCCATAAGAAGATCCGACACGCTCCCTCCTTTCCTATTTACTGTGTATTTATACAGTATAATAATGAATGTTAAACGAAAAGCTGTTTTTCCCAAAAACATGATACCGATTAAGGGTTAAGGGAAATCTGCTCTATATTTTTACGCTCTTGCAACCATCTAGTAACTGAACAGTGCGGGTATCAATTACATTCTGACCTGATGGCTTTTATCATTTGTTTCATCTGCTCCAGATACTTGGAGCCAGTGCGTTCTGATTTGCTAACATTTTCTGGATTAGCATCCAGCTCATCATCGTGATAGTTCGCTAATAATTTTGCCTGCTGGGCCATGCGCATTACTGGGCGATGCTGTTCAATAGTTTGCGTCAGCTTTAATGCCGCACTTTTGTCTTTCTCCTTGCGCTGAAAAATTGCCCCCGTACTATCTCCTCGATAGATTGCATCCCCCACCTGAACGGTGTGGCCTGTTGCCATGCGCCATGCTTCTGTTTGTGTCAGCTCTATACCGTAAATCGCCATATCCTCTGTAATTCTTCCCATGGCATCACCTGCAGCAGCCAATACGGCAGCCCTTTTCGCCACACGGCGTTGAATAGTTGCAGCGGCTTTACGGTGCGCCTCTTCCAAATCGGGGCTACCCGTAAAGCCTTCACGCTGATTTTTCGGTTTAATTTGGCCTTCGGCCCTAATTCTGCGCAACATCTGCCGCCGTTCTTTCGGGGTAATGTTGTCAAAATCCAGCGTTATCGGTTCTGTTATGTCCGGTGTCGGGTCTAGCGATCCAGATCCCCCCGTACAGTTATTGACAGAACTCCGAGAGGGCGCAGGAGCGCCCAAAAGGTCAACGGCCAAATCAAGGGCACGCTTCGGCACAATCTTCCACTGCACCGTGCGGGTAATAATTGGGATGTCCATGCCAACAGAAGGAGAGAAAACACCTTTAATGCGTGTCGTTTCTTCGCCGTACTCGTTCAAATCCTCAGCCTGTTCGTAATAAGTACGAACCACCAGATCGTCACGGCGAACAAATGGACCACCCTGCGCGTTGATATATCCAGCCCAGTCGCCCACATCAGCCGCATCATGCACAGCCGCAAACTCAACGCTTAGACCTAGCGCTGTTTCAGGATCAGCCATGCGGCGCAGTTCACGATAAACCGATACCGGCGCACCACCGATAAATTGAAACTGGCGGATACGCCAACGCGCAGCCCACGCCGNNNGGCGGGAGCCATTTCTTTTAACGGTTGTTTGGTATCATCGTCCAGCTCATCATCTAGCGCATAACCATCAATATTTTTACTGATGTATTTCGCCACATAACCGGTGGCGCTACCTTTGTCAGGGTCAATGGCCTCCGCGTGAAAACGGGCTTTTCTGGCCTTATCGCTGTTCAATTCTTTGCTGTCTTCTTTGAAGGCATAATCACGCAAAATCTCACGCACTCGATCCACGTTCTCTGGCTCCATAAACATCAGCATGTGCCAGTGCGGGGTCCCATCGTGATGGGGTTCAGCAACGCGAATACCAAAAATCCGCAAGTCCTCACGATGCAACTTGGCCCGCACACGTTCCCAAACGCTGCGCAAATAACGTTGCGTGTCTGAGGGACTTGAACCATTCCATTTGCTATTGCTGTAACCGGCTTTCGTGGTGGCGTGATATTTAGACGGTGCGGTCAGGGTATAAAACTCTCCGATATAGCCGAGTTGATTACAGATATTTTCAAAGCCACGGATACGAGTCATTAACTCACAGCGACGGATCGCCGGATTTGCCACACTGCCATCATATTTGTCGATCAGGCTGATGCGGTTTCCTTCGGTATCTTCCAGCTCCATACCTTTTAAGAATTCACGGGTGCGGCGTTTCTGTTCCCGCCATTCGCCTATTGTGGTGCGGCTGGCGTAGGGGTTGCCTTTTTTGCTGACGTTACGCAGCGCAATCTGCAGATGCTCACGCCATTCGTTTGACTTCCGACGTAAGTGATTACGCCACCATGTGGGTGACGTCATTCGGAAAATCGCGGAACTGGCCTCCGCCTCAATAAATACCTTGTTGTTAATGCGATCCCATAACGGCGGCGTTTGGCCCAATTGCTGCGTGATAGCACCGGCGCGCTGATACATCGCCCACCCCAGACGCAGATCACTGGCTTCTGGCATTTGGTCACTAATAAATCCCAGCTCAAACCGCATATAGGTAGCGGTGTCTTCCGCCAGCAATTCAACATCTGCGCGGGACATATCAGGGAGTTTATTAAAACGGCCAAACAGGGAGGCATTCCCCTCCGTCATTTTTGGCAGGCGGTAGCGCTTAATGACTAATTCAAGGCGTGGCAATGTGCGCTTAACAAATGAATTGATTAAGTACGCATTGGCTCGCTGAATCCCGTGCAGGCGTTCAAGATTATCAACACGGCGGGAAATATCCCTGCGCACGCAGCTGGCCTGCTTCTCCAGTTTTTTATGCGCATGTGACAACGCCGCGATCAGGCGATCACGGCGGTTAGCTTCTTCAATAGCAAGTTCGTAGGCTTCGCTTTGGCTCAGCGGCTTATTTCTAAGCCGCTGGTAAAACTCGTAATACGGTGACTCAATGGCTGGACGTGGTGCGTTCCACGGGTAAGGCCATTCAACTGCATCCACCATCACTCACCGCCAAGCAATGAAACAACCTGCTGACGAGTGAACAGCTCAATAACCTCGATTCGAAGCCCATCAGCAGCCCACGCCTCAACAATCCGGTTCTTCATATCCATTGAATTAACATCCATCACATTGATGATGTCGCCATTAGCATCATATGCATGGACCAAATACTGGAATGGCTGGGGTAATTGTTTGCTCATAGCGCAACCCCTTTGTAGTGCTTATTCTTAAGCTCGTTAACTTCCTGACAAGTCACGCAGCAGGTAACACCGACCACAGCCAAACGGCGTTGCTCGGGAATAGGTTCGCCGCAGCCTTCACAGATGAATGCCGAAACGCCAACAGTCCGAGCGGTAGCGTTTTTAATCTGGCGTTCTAGGATTTCTTGCTGGCGCTCTTGCGCCATATCCATTTGGTCAGCCATTAGTGCAACTCCTGCGCCTGATGTTGGATCAATTCACTTTCTTTGCGTAGCAGCTCAGCCACCTCAACGTGGTTTAGTTCCTTACCCTGAATGTGATTAGCTAAGTTCTGCAAACGAGCAGCCATGACCTCACCACGATTGCGACGCTCATCCATGCGGGCGTTCGTCAGTAAAACCTCCAGATTTAGTTCCACTTTCATTTCTCTTACTTCGATATTTTTCATTATTGAATTCCTGTTTTTAGGCAAAGGGATACCCGACGGGTTTACGTCAGTTTTATTTCGTAACGGATTAATTAGGCATTGAGAGCTGTTTAGGAAATAAGCTCACGACTGCCTTTAAATGATTCATTGCGCTAATTAGCGCTTTCTTCTCGGCAATCGTCAGCTCACTGAATTCAACTTCATGACGAGCAGCCGGAATATTAGCTAGATAAAATATGGCGCCAAGCACACGTTTATTTTCTGCATAATGTTTGTCACTGATGTCATGCATATCAGAGATAAAACGTGCCAGATCTTTACCGCAATCTTCACCAAAAAACTGACCACGAAGGATAGCGATCTGGGTTAGTCCATTAAAACGGTCACCAACGTTTATCGGTACAGTGAGCGCAGCTTCTGTGTTAGCCATGCAACCCCCTTTTTACTGCTAGTCATTCCAGCAATGAGCTGGCTCTGGTTTCTCGATGGATGCCAACGAGTGCCATTTTTCAATTCAACCCAGCCATGACTTGCATGACACTGACGATCTGGGCTTTGACGTTTGAGCAAAGGCGCAACGGAAATAGTCATAATCACCTCAGTTCATACCAAACGTAGCGCCAATGCCGGTTAAAGCATCCACAGCAGACGACAAAGTGGGATTAGACTGCACACGCGCCTGCATGGTGATACCTGCAAGAGTTAAGCAACGGACAGCCGAATTTACGGTGCGCTTAAAATCAGCCAAGCGAGTCATATTCATGTGACCACCGGCCACGGTATCAGCGGCCAGCTTGCCAACCTCAGCGGTGGCATTCAGGACATAAACAGGAATGTTCTCCCCTGCAATTTCGTTTAATGGCACAGAGGGGTGACACTGCATCTGCTCCAGCCAACCATCCAGAATCGTCGGGTCTTCGGTTTCATCAGTCAGACGCATAACATCAACGCATGTCAGCTGGTGTGGCTGCTCTGGGTTTAGCTTATTGCGCAGTGTTTGAACGTTCATACTTGCTCGCTCTGCCAGTTTCGCCATATTGTGGCGTAGAGCGAAGGCTCGGCAGGCTTCATCAAAATGTCTGTGTTTGGAAACTTTATAATCAAACATAGTTCTCATCCCCGAACTTATTGCAAAATCGAACCTTAAACGTGACTGCGATAAGCGAAAGTTTCTTAAGCCGATAGTGCATCTACAGTCAGAGCAGCCATGTTAATCATTACCTTTTCGCGCTTTTTATCTTTGCGGAGACGATGGCGCGGAAGGCGACCATCAGCCAACATGTCATTGATCGTATCTACTGGAAGACCTGTAAGTTCGCTATAGCGCTCAATTGTGACGTGCGGTGTATTCAGAGTGATTGAAATGTTTGGGGGCATAGTGCAACATTCCTTCTTTAGTTCGGCTTGTGGCGAGCCGTTGTTTATCGTGATTAGTTGTGAAGGCTCCAAAAGAACACTTCGAGTTCAACTCTAAGATCGCTTTTGGAATCTGTCAATGCAATTTTGATTGTTAGGGAGATCTTGTGGATTTCAATAGCGGTGGTAAGAAAGTTATTGAGCGGCTTGTGGAAGCATACGGATACAGTACCCGTCAGGCGCTATGCGACCATTTAGGTGTGTCAAAAAGCACAATGGCTACCCGCTACATGCGCGATATTTTTCCTGCCGACTGGGTATTACAATGCGTTCTGGAGACAGGGACGCCTATTGAATGGCTAGCGTTTGGTAAAGGACAAAAGTTGCCTTTAACAAAACCAGAAACTATCGCCCTACCAAAAAAAGTAATTCTTGATGGCAAAGTTGAAGATGAAGGGAGTGTATTGTTTGACTCGTCATTACTCCCTGACTATCTTCTGAAACCAGGAATAATTACAAATGATGGGACAAATTATCTCATTGAACAACAGTTCAACGATATAACTGACGGAAGTTGGCTAGTTGAAATCGAAGGTAAAACAAGCATTAGATTTTTAACAAGAATCCCTATTGGAAAAGTCAGAGTGAGCAATAGCGATGGTTTTTTTGAGTGTCAAATAGATGACATTATAATTCATGCAAAATGCATTTTCGTTTTAATGGCAAAAATTTAAACCACATACAAGGACAAATAATAAATGACTGGCAATACTTTTAAAACTGAACGTGGGATAATAACATTTTTTGATTTAGAGTACTTTGGTTTCTATAAAATGAACCAAGGAAAGCCACATGAACTTATTGATCAAGATGTAGATGGGATATTCACCGAACTCCGTAAATGGATAGCTACCAGAACTGTTGAAGACTCTGTACCATGGGGCAATGAAAGTAACCGCAGAACTAAAGCTTTTTGTAAAAACCTTTCTTATGATGCTGTAACTGGTGATTATCTATTTGTAATATGGAAAACTTTAGGGGATAACGAAGGTAACATTCAAGGTATAGAAGCAAATAGCAAAATTGATGATACTTCAGATAATATCGTGTCCGCGTCTGAAACTCAAGATGGTAAAAACTACATCTGGGGACTTCCATGTTACTATTGGGTGATTCCTAAATATAAAAAATTTGCATCAATTAGATTTCCTAGCTCATATGCTGATACGGATCTATTTTGCCAATATATAAAAGCATTTGTTGATTATCGGCTTCAACATCCCAATAAGGTTACGCATGATATAGAAGTTTCCAGAGTAAATTCTCCGGAACCAATAAAGTATAAGAAAGTGTATTTTGAAAAAGATAATAGCAGTTTAGTATTCAAAGTATTAACAAATAAAACCCGAAGAATCACTAAAGGTGCTAATATTGAAGAATTGTGCAAGAAAATTACGCACATTGTTTACCATGATGTTATTGAGACAAATATCGCCGATACCAGAGGGCAATGGAGAAAACTTTTCGACAAGGTCGGTGGCATGATCTCTAATAGTTCACCAATATTATCAAAAAAACATAAAGTTGAATTAATTGTTGAAGGAACACCTACACAAGCAGAATTCGAAAAACTAATTGAGGATTATTTAGATAATCACAACATTATTAATGATCAAACAGAGGATAAAGAAAAAGACGAATCCTCTGAAAAAGCGAAAAAAAATGAAAATCCAGATCAAGTTAGAATAGGTTTCAAAGTTGGGAAAAATGGTCCCACAACTTGGCTTGATGAATACATATTACGTCATGAAATACATACCGATTTATCAAATCGATATAAACATTATTCATCTTCATATCTTCTTAACATTGTTAAAAGCCACAGGAGTGGTCTCATAAAGTATCTTGAGCAAGAGATACCCGAGCCAAACGAAAATAAAATAGATTACACTGAGGCTAAAAACGATGATATGATTCCTTTAGGAGACTTGGGAGAATGAGATGCTAAGTAAATACTATACCGCACATTTAATTGCAATGGTTGTAATATTTCTCATTGCAATTAATTTTGGAGGTCACTATAGCTCCTCAGATATTAAGGATATATTATCAACATTGCAAAATATATCCGCAATGATATTCACCATAGCTGGCATTTGGTTGGCTTATATTTACCCAAAAGCAATTGCTGGAATTATGAAGCCCTCCACAGCCAAAGATAAAGTGGCGTTCACAACCACATTGGATAACGGTGACATTGTTACAGAAAAATCTCAAAATATAATTTCAGAGGAAGATAAAAAATCCGCCCAGAAAGATATAGATAGAATCACCATGATAGTTGAAGCCATAATAACATCAGCAATAGTTATACTTATAATTGTCATGGGTAATGTCATTAAGCCATTACTATATAGTTTCAACACTAAAGAAAGCTTGTTGGTAATAAGTAAAATTGGCTGTTTTGTTTCTCTATCTCTCGTTTACTTCCAGATAGTTTCTTTAATGTCTATAATTATAAGTAACTTGGTATTTGTAAATGACATCCATAATGAGAAGAATAGTAAAGAGTTGGATGAATTAAAATAACTGCTGTTTACAATGTTTTCAATCAAACATTGACCACTGTTCAAATACACAGTTAGACTTAGCCCTCAGACATGAGGGCTTTTTTGTGGCAGTAAGTAAACAATCATCAGGTAAATGGCTATGCCAGTGTTTCCCCAGCGGACGTAACAACCGCCGCATTCGCAAACTGTTCGCGACTAAGGGGGAAGCCTTAGCCTATGAGCGTTTCATTATGTCTGAGGTGAATGATAAGCCTTGGCTGGGTGAAATTGAAGATCGTCGCCGGCTAAGTGATATTGTTGAGTTGTGGTACAACCTCCACGGCCAGTCGCTAACAGCCGGTGAACGCACACGCAAGAAGATGGATTTAGTGGTGGAGGCTCTTGGTGATCCAATGGCTAGCAAGTTCACAGCCAAAAACTTTGCCCACTATCGGAATCAACGGCTCAAAGGTGAAATCTTTTTCTCAGAAAAGTGGAGTAAAGGCGCAGCCCCTGTCACGGTAAATCTGGAACAAAACTATCTGAGCGGCGCATTCAATGAACTGATTCGCTTAGGTGAGTGGAAACTCCCTAACCCACTTGAAAACGTGCGCAAGTTTGTAATCGCTGAAAAAGAGATGGCATGGCTGACACATGAGCAGATTACAGAGCTGTTAGAAAAAGCCAAATACTCTTCTAAAGAAGATTTATCGCTGCTGATTCGTATTTGTCTCGTTACTGGAGCTCGCTGGCGTGAGGCTGAAAATCTTACCCGCTCTCAGTTTTCACCATTCAAAATCACCTACACCAGAACTAAAGGCAAAAAGAACCGTAGCGTTCCCATAAGCCAATCTCTCTATAACGAGGTGGACGCACTAAAACGAGACAAGCTATTTGATGATCTGTATTTCAGTTTTATGGCATTAATTGAGCAAACTAGTATCACCCTTCCCCGTGGCCAACTGACTCATGTTCTGCGCCATACCTTTGCAGCACACTTCATGATGAACGGGGGAAATATTCTGGTACTGCAAAGAATTCTCGGACATAGCGACATTAAAATGACCATGAAGTATGCGCACTTTGCACCGGAACACCTCGATACCGCCCTGCATTTTAATCCACTGGCAACGATGACAAGTGGCAGCAAAATGGCAGCTGAGGTTGGCAAAGACCACAATTGA